AAACAGCCCTCACTGTAGCAAGGACAATTGATTGCTTATTTGAAGCAGCACTGACTCCATCCATTTTCAGGTATTTATCAGCAATACTCCCTGAAATATCAGGGTAGACTCCAGTGCCTGAAGTTACTATGGTACTCTGTACAAACTTAGCACCGAGAGGTGTAGCAAGAATAACAAAGAGACATTCTTTACCTGATGTAAGAGGTGCAGCGGTAGTCCCTGCTAAAAAAGCAGAACCGCTTGTACCCTCATCAGTTAGATTGATTGTTACATCTCCACCGCTACCATTGTCAATAGGGTAGGGAACACCGTCAAGAATGACAGTGCAAGCCTTGATTGTTACTTGATGAGCCGCACCACTAGAAACAGCACCACCCAAACTCGTTGGGGTGTTTCTTGCACTGTCCCCAAACGCTGTGTCATGGGCCGACAATATACCGTTACCGTGTAACCCTTCGTAAATGTTAGTCAAGGATGGTGATAAAATATGGTCACCGTCTCGTAGTCCGTCGTTTGTACCTGCTGTATGCCCTGAAATTGGATTGTCTGCCATCTTACTTCACCTCTATTAAAATCTGTATTCTTATCTCGTTTGCTGTTGTCTTATTAAAACCTGCAATTGTATGTCGGGCGATTGGGATTGAACTCAACGCTCCTCTGAATTGGATAAATACCTCTTTGATATTCTCATCAAAAGATTCTGCTGCTGACAAGAATCCCTCAACCAAAAGAGAAGTATCGCTTAAGACTCTCACTGTTGGGTTGATGACCGTAGCAGGTCTACCAGCAGCACCGTCGCTCTTTGTTGCGGGGCTACCATCGTACCCAATTACCATCTCGTTGATGTTAGCAGCGATAGTATCTACAAGCAAGCGTCTTATGTGATTTGATACTGGCATTTTCATTCACCTCGCTGAATTATAATTTGGGTTTTGCTGCCGCCTATGGATTCTTTAGTTCCACTCTTGCCTACTATACCCCGACCCATGCCTCTACCTATGATGAAACCATCGCCTTGAATCCCGTGTCCTTGCATGTGAGTGATAACCATGGATACGATTTCAATGTCACCAAAGAGTGCCATATTTTTCTCAACAATTTGTTGAATGCTGTCCGGTGCTTTACCTGTATTTTTAGTCCCTTGAAGAATACCTTGTAGCACACCTTCAACTCCACTTTCTACACTTAGGAATACAAGGTCAGTTTCATTTGAGGCTAGGCGGTGTCTAACTTCAATGAGTATCTTCATTTGCCCGTTATACTCAATCGTCATTCCGGGTCGCAAATCCCACGCATTCGGGTGACCGGCACTTGTTAGGTTACCCAACATGACGGCATTCGCCCTCAAGATGTTACGCCCAACCGTTCTCGCTTGGTCGTTACTACGCACTGTAAAGTCTCCTACAATTTGTGGGGATTCTAAGATTTCTCCAGCAGCCCCCGATTGTTTCTCAGAGTTGTTTACTTCGGCGTATGCTTGGTCATTAACCGCTGTTTCTACACCTTCAACTATGACTCTGTTTGAAATGTTATCTATAGGATTTGTAACTGCTGGGCCTGTTCGTTGATTATGGTTTATTATGCGCCCACCTTCTTCGTGTTGGAAAGGCACATACAAGAGATTACCAAACCTATCAAATTGAATCACTCTGTTATCGTGTCTACCTATAAATCGTAAAGCATCTATGAGGGTAATGCCGAAAAAATCAGACGCTACGAATGAGTGGCTGTGTCTGCGCCTGTCTATTTCAGCGTTACTCGCTGACATTGGTAATGCTATGTTTACAGAGGTCAGAGAGTCTGCTATATCTCTACTTATACGCATGGCTAAATCAGTGGTTCTTAACCCTACATCAAGAGGTTGGGCTATGTGAGCCTGTTTTGCTTCAAAACCAAGTTTTTCAAATGTCCTACCCTTGAGATTCTTGACAGAGAATGTAGTTCCGACCCCACTAGACATCACACTTGAGGGTCTTAACCTCTGATGAGTGAGCCCTTTTGCGTACAATAACACTGGCTTATTTAAAGCAGCATCGTTTTTGATAGCAGAGCCCATGTAAACTATTTCGCCTTGGTTATTTCTACCATGAGTCTGAGGTTGTTTAAGAATCATTGAGTCTTGTAACTGAGTGATGTCGTAAGCACGAGAGGTGGCTACCCCGTATGTCCCGGTTTTACGCTGCTTAACTGTAACTTTGTTTTGAATCGTCGTCTGAGGGGCAAACTCCCCTAGGTGTAGAGCGTTGTCTACAAACTTAGGTTTGCGAATGCTCTTCATCACCACAACGGTGTCAGTAGAGCCCCTTTTTAATCCGAGATAAGGCATCATGCATCACCACTGTGGTCTGATGTACTGAACTCTACATCTTCTTTATGACCCTTACCGTGTAAGGATTGACTGAATCTAGGTTTCACTGTGTAATCTTTGGATACACCTGTGCGCCGAGGTGCATCACTTCTGAAATGCTGGAGTGTGTTTTCAGTTATCACCAATCGTGTAACGCTACTCTTGAGTGTTGTCTTATCAAATCCGGCTACTTCTGTTCCGGGTAGTTTTGGGCCTTTGGATGTAGGAACTGCTTCATGTGATGAATCAACAAGATACACTGGCTGATAAGGGGCATTTGAGTCAGGGTTAGTTGTACGCATGTATGTTGTACTACCTGTGTGTAAACCTGCTCTACCATTGAGAACCTCGTAAGTGAACATACCGTATTTACCACCAGCGGTAGCACTGTATGCTGTACCACCTGCTTGTTTACTATTACCGTGTAAGGCCAACAGTGGTCTGAAAACAGCAATATGCTGGTTGTCAAGTAGGCGTACTGGGCGCACAAGGAAACGGATAGTGTCATCTAATTTATTTGTTTGAGTTCCACTTGATGCTCTTGAGTCGTAGATATTCGTTTGGTATGGGTTACTTGTCTTTTGTGAACCACTCAAACTTGTCCTACCCCAATTAGAATCGCTGAACGGATTAGCAAAACTCCTTGTTTCTAAGATATAGTTTCCGCCCATTGGTTTGAAGTTACTAGTGTGACTAAAGCGCATAACACCTCCATGTGGTTGCGCTGCAAAGGAAAGTGAAGTTAGGTCATAATCACCAAGTGTTTGCGTACCCGATTGCATACCACCGTGTAGAACGACTCTTTGACCCACGCCTCTGTTAGTGTGTAGACTATGCGCCTCTGAGTTGATTGCTACCATGTTTGTGCTGCTACCAGTGAGGGATTCAATAGTGTCCCCGTCAATACCGATTCTCGGTGAACTGCGTGAGATTGCATCCTTGTGTACAGAAGTTCCACTCAGGGTTTCTACCTTATCGCTCACAGTTGCTTCGGGCTTTAGTAACCCGTCTTCTTCAATTTCTAAGCGAGTACTGATACCACGCTTCACTTCACCGGGTTGTAAGACATCATTTCTTGGGCGAAGAAGACCTTCTCCAAATGAGGGCTCTGCTGTGTTAGATGATAGAACGACACCTGAGTTTTCATACACCGCACTTAGTTCTACCAAAATATCTTCATTGAATTGAGTTGGGTAGCGAACTCCACGCCCGTTACCCATGTCTCCTACTCGCAGGGAGTTAGTAGGAGCGAAGACATCCACTAGAGTATTAGCGTCATTGTTGTTAGCAGTGTTCTTTCTACCACCGAAACGAGGGATAGTGATTGACGGAGAGGATAAGACTGCACCCGATGATGTATCTGAGTCAGCAGCGATACCCTTTAGGTTGAAGATAGGTTTGTTGTTGTTCCATATTCGTGCGTATGGTGTACGCCCGTTGGTTCTGTCATACTCGTAAGCGTCACCAGCGTCCCACGATGGGCTGATTCCAAAACTACGAACAGGTGAGCGTCGTACATCCTCACCACGAGTATTACCCCACCAATCTACCAAGTAATAAGAAACAGCATCTTTGTAATCCGCTAAGCCCTTACCCGCCGCATCTCCCCACCAATCTCTAATTACAGTTGATGGGTTACGCACAGTGCGTATAGCACAGCCGAAACCTCTTGTCATTCTTCGTCCCTCGCTATAGCGAACTTGCCACTCATATTTATCGGCGTTAAGCATACCAGCGGCTGTGGTGTGACGCTCTAATATCCCTACATAGGTCGTAGGTAAGTTAGCATGAGATGAACCTCCGGCATGAACCCATCCGTTACTACCTTGTGCCTCGTATTCAACGAGAGGCCCAGCCTTGTAACCGACAGTAAAGTTACTCGCCCCGCTATGTTCGTCTGCTTCTTGGTAAGCACGCATACCGTAGTGTCCCCACTGTGGTCTGTTCCATGGTTGTCTTAGGCCAAATCGGTAACCGAATGGATAAGTGCGAGTATTCTGATTTGAAGCAGCACTGGAAGTGATACCAGCCAAGACAGCATAACTCCCATCGTCATCATCGTCTTTCCAGTGAGTACCTGCTCCGTGTGAGTATTCCTGTGGAATATGCCAACCAGCAGAGGTTGCTGCATACCCATCTAAACGACTAACCAAAGGCCCGCCACGAGAACCGCAAGGCCAAAACC